CAGAGAGTTCGCAGGCCGAAGCGTGCTTAAATGTTTCTCAGACATTTATTTGTGCGCCAGTGAGTGTAGGCGCTCTGGGTGTTTACCCATTTGTAATACGATAGTAAATTTCGAGCTGATACTCCTCGTAGGTCATAGTTATGACTTCTGTTGGGAGGAGTGCTCGAAGATAAATGTTCATCTGTGTTACATATTTTTCGAAAGTTTCTTTGTCGTGACGTGCTAATTCTGAAGCAGCCACCTTGCAATTAATTGCAAACTGTTCGAGTATGGTTGATGATGATGAGCGTCGAACCCATTGTATCATCGATTCTATTGAACTCATGTTGAGCGGGCATATCATTAACGCCTTTTGTTCAAAGCGTCTAGCCAAAAATTTAATCTGAGTAAGGTGAGAGGTTTCTGAATTCTCTCCTTTATCAGGATTTGTTCGTGTATGGTTAAACATGATTTTTGCCGCTTTCCAAATTTGTTCTCGTGTAATTAAGCTTTTCAATATGGCTAATGTAAGGTCGTCTCCGAAGGTCCATTGGGAGGCCACTTGATTGAAAGGTTTCTTAACTATTATTCGTATTATACAGCGATTGATTGCTGCATTACAAATAGAATTTAGAATTGACGTCAGTATAGAACCTGACGGTTGGAATTTTGAAAAAACTACAATTTCTTCTATTACTATCATTACGTTGAAATTTGCCGTAACGATAACATATATAAGAATGTCATGCCGAAGCACAACTTTGTAGTCACCGATTTCTATTGTTACTTCTTTGCCCTCCAGGCGGAAAAAGTGAACATATTCCTCTGGAAATGTTTCGGTGAATTCGTGTACTATGAAATTTTGGTCCCATTTCTTTGTGTCATCATCGCATATATCATGCGAAATTGCTGACAGTTTTCTATAGATCATTTCCCAGTCTAGTGAGTATGGATTGCATCCAACTGCTATATCTGAGGATGACCAATTTGATTCTAATTCAGTAATAAAATTACCAAGAATCATTAATGTGATCAGCATAAGTGCGAAGTTGCCCATGTAAAATGCGCGGGTTTTTCCTTCTAACGCTTTTGCTTTATCTAGTATTTCGTCTTTGAGGCATAGGAGTGACCAGTTAGCTGGTATTTTTCCTTGTTTTACCTCAGAGAACCAAAGACATATTAACATTTTTACAAAGCGATGTATATAAACACCTTCGCCTAGTGAAACGAAATAGTCTTGATCTTTGCGTGCATCATATTCGGTCTGATTCACGCAAATGTACTCTTTCTTGAGTTTACCGTATTTTTTGAGATAAAATGCGGTTGATGTATCACGCGGAATTGCGTGAGTCCGAGGATGATGGCGCATCCCAACTATTGCTTCTCGTAATGTGAGTATGTGTGCGTCACAATTACCGAGTGTTGGTTCATTGAAAATGCCTTCGTAATCGGATTTTTGCAAATATTTTCCAAATATTACTTTCTTGTCCTTGAAAGCTGAAATGGAAAGTGGTAGCGGATCAATACCATCCTTTTTGAACATAAGGGCCGGTGCGCCTGATATGTCAAAAGGTGGTGGTTTAGTATACATCTTCCCGTCCTCACAGATCATGGTTAATTTTGCCATGGGTGATAACTGATATTGGGTGGGTGATGAAATTGAGAACTTATGTGATAAAGTTCCCATGCGTCGTAAACCATGATACAATCCTGTGTCGCCAGGAGTGTACTGAATGGACTTGTCATGTTCTCGCAATATATGTGGCTCAAAAGATATTTCCATCTGTCGAACCTGATTTTTAAGTTGTGAAATTTGCGGACTGACTCTCTTATTAATGAATGAGAGTACGTCAGTTTCTGTAACTAATCCGGCCATGTGTGTGTTCTCATGGCCTGCTATATGTACCCAGCCTAATTTTCTAGGCATATGGGTATTAAAATAAATGTACGGTGAACCGCACATTCCTTCCTTGCTAATGCCGTCCATTTGAAAAACGGCTACGCATTCAATTCGTTCTGGTTTCTCAAGACCTAAAACGGGGTAGTCGGATGAATGAACTACTTTAATTGGTTTTGTAACTGCTGGTAATGGATAATAATCCTGTCCCTTAGCATCTATAATATGGTCTAATCGTTTAAGACCTTGTACTCCGGTAAGGTTAAGTGGTTTTTCCTGTAAAAGGTGTGTAATTTTCTTAACTTCATGCATTCCGGGAAAGTACACTAATGCTAAATCTGCGGACGAATAATTGTTATTGTTGGGTCGTACATAACTCCAAACAAGATTTTCCACTGGGTATTGGTATGGTGTACCACCTAAGTGATTTGAAATTTCTAACATTGATGGCTTCATTGCCATCACATGTCCTGGTATTACGAATATGTGGCTCTCTATTCCAAGAGCAGAACACATTCCCCAGGATCCATTAATTAGTGCTCGAAGGACATAAAGATTATTTTTAACCAATACAAGTTGGTCTGTTGCTGTTTGATCTTCAAATTGTCCTTTCATTGC